GGAGGGGGTACCGGTCGGGAGTTGTTGGGGGGTGATATGGAACGCTTCCTTGACTCCCTCAGCCACAAAGCCTTTCAATCCACTCTGAGGCTCCTGAGCGCCCCCCCCTGCTATTTTTGGCTCAGATGTGACTCCTGGCCCGTATTTTATATTTGGGTCCCACAGGGGGCTTCTCCTTGATTTTGGGACTCCTGTTGCCTCTGGTGTATTTATCTCTAATAATGCGTCTTTACTGCGGATCTGTAGATCACTAATGCCATAGAGATAGAGATAGAGAAAGAGATATATATCTATAGTTACTAGGTGTTAGGCTTTTTGGCATGCCTAAGAAGAGGAACTACAAAAGGGAGTACGATAAATTCCATGGCAAGTCAGTACAAAAAAAACGGAGGGCTCTCCGTAATAACGCCAATAGGGCTGCTAAGAGGGCTGGTACGATCAAGAAGGGTCAAGAGATTGACCACAAGGTTCCGCTCAGGAGTGGGGGCAGTAATAACCCAAGTAACCTCCGCGCGGTCAGCCGTAGGACTAACCGCAAAAAGGGCTAGGGGCATTCTTCCCCCGCTTATCGTGGAGTATCTTTTGGTGGTTCTTCTCTTGATCTTCCTGTTGTCGAGGCTCTAGGATGCCCAGGAAACTCACATGGGACTCAGTACGAACGCCAGGTCAAGCGCATCAGTTAATGGTGCGGGAGGGGCTCTGCGAGCCGATGGTGGCTAGTGGCTGGAGTAAGCCCGTGAAGGGTCATCGCCGCAGTCTTCAGCGGGCTTTGAATTTGTACCTGGATGAGAATCCGGAGTGCCTTGAGCAGATTGTGATGGGTATGGTTCACCGGGCTCGTATGGGTGATGCTAAGGTGTTGTCAATGTTGTGGGACCGGATTGATGGTGCTGTAGTGAAGAAGACTACGAACGAAGTAGATGTGCATATCAAGCGCTATGGGTTCGCAGAACCCCGCTTACTTACTGATGATGACGAGACCAAAGAGGTCAAGGAGATTGGGTAATGCCTAGAGTTGGTAAAAAGAAGTTTAATTATGGCAAGGCTGGCGAGAAGGCTGCCAAGAAATATGCCGCGAATACAGGCAAGAAAGTTACTAAGAAGCGAGGCCGCTAATGGCTAACTGGGACGAATCTAGTAGCGACTATACTCCGTTTGAGTTTGACCAACACGGGTTAATGCAGGACCCAACGACGGGTCAGTGGTACTCGATGGTCGATTACAAATATAAGACGAAAAATAAAAACCCGTTCAAGAAGTTGGGCAAGAAAAAGGTGCACCACAAGACCGGGTATTATCGTCTAGACGAAAGCAATTTAGATGAATATCGGAAGTGGCGAGAAAAAACCCACGGCCAGCGGGTATGGCAGAGCCGCAGCTCACAGGGAAAGAGGTTCTCATCAGGTGATCTAAGTTTCAATATGGAGCGCCTCCATACAGAGCGCAATCCCATGCAGGATCACATTCAAGCCCAACTGGGAGGAGGGCTCGGAGGAATCAATGACCGTAACTCTGATGAATATGCAGAGCCGGCTGATCCGACAGCGGAGATGCAGGGTGTTCTAAAAAGAATGAACTGGTGGAATATAGAGAGTTCAGGCGGTATGAGGGGGCAGAACCGCCTGGCATCGCAGGAATCCGCCAGAGAACTGAGAAAGGTATATGAAACAGGTCGTGATCGCTTGGCAAGCGGCTGGGGTTATGCGTAATGATTGGATATGCGTGTACTTCCGAAGCAGTCGGAATCGCGCAGGGGCCGGCCTCTAAAGGGTATGCGTGTAATGTCAATGGGCCTAGTGCTGGCAGGGCCGTGATGAATACCGCTATTGGGCGGGCCTGTACGACAGGCCATCGCGGTACAACTGCGGGGGCATTCTCTAAGGGCTTATCTGCTGGGGGATCGGCGGTAGGAAGGCAGGGCGGTGGCCGTGATGTGGATTCGCCTGTAATTGGCTGGGAGCCGTTAAGCCATTACAATCCGGTAATAACTCACGACGCTGCACAGTCTGGAGATCTGCACCCTTACTGGCAGAGGGATATGCTGTCAAACGGGGCAGAGGTAACATTTAGAATATCACTGGATCGGCCAGCTAAGGGCGGGGAAACAGTCACATGGACTGCGGTTGGTGATGCCGTTGTCACAACGCATTGGACTACAACTGCCGCCAGCACGGTAACGCTTGAGCTCGGGCAGACATTTATAGATGTTCCCATTACTCCGGTCGAGAGTACTGCGTGGTATCGGGAGAAAACGGTAAAGCTAAACCTTTCCGGCACAGGCGTTAGGCTCAATACAGACCGGGATTACATTCACCTTGTATTTAACTCTGCGGTGCTGCCCCCTACGCTGACTCTAACTGGCCCTAGCACGAAGCCGCCCGATGACTCATTTGATCTTACTGTAACCGCGGATTATGAGGTGCAGGAGGCAGTAAGATTATGGGTATTGATCGACCCAACTAGTCCGGCTGGCTTTACAAAAGATGAAAATGGTATCGTTGTTATAGCTGCTGGGCAGACAGTGGGCACAATCTCTATGTCTCAAACTGGCGGTGCGACGGGCACCCTTAAAGTTAGTCTTATATATGAAGATAAGACGGTTCGCTTTACTGAGCTGGACTTCAATCACTCCACATATAAGCTCGATGTCCCCAGGAATGTCTATGAGAACGAGAACATGTGGCGCAGGAGTAACGACATTAACCTGCTCGCCTATGAGTTTAATCCTGAAGCAACCGATCTCCCTGTTACACCAGGTCATCCGACAGCGTGGGCGATTGACGGCACAACCCCTGCAGATCACAACATATCCCAGGTTACACCGTTGGCCCAGACTCAATCCCCCAAGAGGCTAGACCCGGTTACTGGCAACGAGCTTATGATGTTCTCCCCCAATCATAATGTGGTTAACGGGATCCCATATATCAGGCAGTCGTTTGAGACCGTTTATTGCGGTGGGGCTCTGACAGCGCATTCAGCGCTTAACTTCGTGAGGACACGGTATTACATCGCGTTCAATTCCGACAATGGCAAGAACTGCGAATTCCACCGCGTAAGTGTTCGCGTTAGAAACCGAAACCGAAACCACGGGATCGTTTTCAGAACGAGTGTGCATGTCACATCTGGCGAAGGGTATCTTGAGCATTCAGACCTAGAGACCGTGGGAACAGATTTTTTCACATGGTCTAATGGTATTAAGGTCTGGGCGTGGCATAAATACAATGGGCACGAAGACTCAGACGATAAGTGGGGAACCTATTACGGCGCTGGAGAAGACTCAAACGGCTTCTATATCTGGTTCCAGCATCAGATAGATGAAGGATTAGATTACGGGGACCACAATGGTGAAGATGGCGGTTCTGCTGTCGATGAACCATGGTGGACCGTTACGCCAGCAAATCAAACCCCCGCAGGCTCTGGTGTCCACCACGAATACCCAGTTGGCAAACTTTCACCGGAAGGACATACTCGCGGAGATTCCATACTCCCACTTAACTACCCGATCTGGTTTAGCGCAACCGATGGGTCTAAGGCCGTCGCGAACAATAACCTCAATTATATTCGCAACAATGGGAGCGGGGTTATGATGCACTCAATGGAGTTCAATATGAAGACAACCGCGATGAATGCCCCAGGACAATTCTGGCCTTGCGAGAAGTCGCGGTGGGATCCACGCGGGTTAGCGGTAATAGCAGCCGATGGGACAGAGACGCACTCAATAACAATCACATCAGGACGATAATATGGTATCTAAAGTACACGCAGAGTCAGTAGAAGGTAACGATGTCTGGTTTGTTTGGCGCGTTGAGTTGCCGAATGGGAATAACTTGGTCATTGGTGATTTGGCGGAGATTGGTAGCCCTATTACAACCGAGAAGATATATGTGAATCTAATTCACGAGTCATCACTGGCTAACTCTAAGAAGGTAATTCAGGTATATGGCGGTAATGGGACGGAGGCGGAGGCTAAGGTTGATACGCTTAAGACGGATGGCTACTGGGGAGGGTTAGATGCCGAGGGCTATAATGTCTTGGTTAGGATTAACTCGATTGGCACTGGCTATATCCTTGAGGGCGGTAACACATATGCCATTGAGGTTGTATTGAATACAGCCGATTACGGCAAAATCCATCTCGCGGCATCGCTGTATGTCGATCACCTACATAGCGCATGACGGAAGAAGTTGGAACGATTGTTCACGACTACACGCCTTGGGGCGCGGCGAGAGAGTTGTGGAAAGTCCAGCCAGCAGAGTTATTGCTAGAGGGCCCCGCCGGTACCGGCAAGTCCAGGGCTCTGCTGGAGCTTCTAAACTACCTATGCGAGAAGTACGCGGGCATCAGAGTGTTGATGCTGCGCCAAACCCGTGAGTCACTAGCTGAATCCGTGCTGGTCACATTTGAAGAAGAGGTGCTGTGGTTTGGGCACCCGTGTATCCACGGCAGCGCAAACAGGAACAACCGTCAGAATTACCACTACCCCAATGGGTCGCACATTGTTGTCGGCGGCCTGGACAAGCCTGAGAAAACCTTTTCGACACAGTACGATGTGATTGCGGTGTTTGAGGCGCGAGAGATTGACGCTCACACATGGGAATGGCTGGCCCGTGCAAACCGTAATTTCAAGATGCCGTGGCAGATGAGGGTTGCTGACACGAACCCGTCTGGCGAATACCACTGGCTAAATAAGCATTTCCCGGCTGGCATGCGTGAGGTGAACGAGAAGCATGTCGAAGACAAGCGGATACGGCTGCTGTCTAGACACAAAGATAACCCCGTTTATTTCAATCACGAAACAAACGAGTGGACAAAACAAGGGCTGTCCTATGTTGAGGGAATTCTCTCTAACCTAACAGGCGCTCGGCGTGCAAACCTATACGAGGGGCGCTGGGCTAGTGAAGAAGGGGCGATCTACGAGGAGTGGGATCCCGCTGTCCATATTATTGATGCAGAGGACGCGCCCGAATTCAAGTGGTGCTTTGGCTCCTACGATAAGGGGCTGCGTCACCCAGGCTGCCTCCAGATTTGGGGGGTTAATGATGACCGCATGTACCGGATCCTGGAGATTTACCGAACTGGAGAGACGATGGACTGGTGGGCAGATAAGGTGGAGTCAGCGACTAAGAAGTACGATCTCCAGGCTCTTGTGTGCGATCCAAGTGAGCCCGAATATATCAAGGTGTTCAATGATCGCATGGGTCACGCACGCGGGCGCGGAGGACGCAGGATTGCCAGAAAGGCCAAGAATGCCATCAGAACCGGGATTGACATGGTTCGGTGGGGCCTTATCCAGTCAGAGCATGGGCCCCGAATCTTTGTGCTAAGGAACTCGCTGCAGGGTAGGGATAAGACCAGGATTGAGACCAAGAAGCCCTACTGCCTGGAAGACGAGATGCCCTCATATATCTGGACGCGCTCACGGGACGGCTCCCCCATCAGGGAGCGTCCAGACCCCACATGCAGCGATCACGCGCTTGACTGTCTAAGATATGCCGCTATGTTCATGTGGAATAAGGATATGAGCGTTGAAGATGAAGATGGGGGCTACCACCATGAGTCCTACGGCGCTATTCTCGGCCATACCAAAATAGAGAGAGAGGACGCAAAACATGCTGTCAACTGATCCTGAAAAACTAATGACCGAGATTAAGGCCGCTTGCACCTTTAGGGACGAGCATGCCAAAACGCTAAAAGCCCAACGAACCAAGTTCACTGGGCCACACTTCAAGGCTGAATCAATAGGGGATTCTCATAACTACAGCCCAGAGAATACCTACTACGAATACATCTCCCTGATGATCCCGCGGCTTATCTTTGATAACCCAAGAGTGCATGTGAATTCGCGTAGACCAGGCCCATCGAAAGATGTCGCCCTGGCGCTTAAATATGGACTTGATCGCTGGGTTCGTGATGTCGTATTACGCAAGAAGCTGGTCGAGTTGGCAACGGATATGCTATTCGGTTATGGCGTCGCGCTAGTCAAGGAGTCGCTTCGTGAAGGACTTGATCTTTCAACAATGCTGCCAGAAAGTGAACCCCAAGCTCCGAGTAAGCCTATGTGGCCCGTGATCGAGCGCATCTCCCAGTACCGGTTTTTCTTTGATCCCGCCTGTGAGAGACTGTCAGATGCTCGATTTATGGGGCATGAGGTTCGCAGGGACAGAGAAGATCTGCTAAAGCGGGCCAAGGACAATCCAGACGAAGGGTGGGATGTGGAGGCGCTGCGCGAAGCGGCAGAAAGTGGGCACAAGAAGGATAAGAAGACAAGCGGGAATACCCCGCCTAGCCGTGACGAGCTAGTGCTGTTTGAGGTATGGGTTCCAGAGGTGGAATTAAAAGGCAGCCCAGGGGCAGATAATGGATTCCACGGGACGATCTACACGCTTCTGTCTGCGTCAGCCCCAGAGGGACATGCGCCTACAGGGCGGTTTGCTAGAAAGCCGCGGGCGTACTACGGCCCCAGGACCGGGCCTTATTCAATGTTTGGCATCTACAAGGTTCCTGACTCCCCAATCCCGTTATCCCCTCTAACAGCCGTAGAGGCCCAGGTTTCTGACCTAAACCTGCATGTCCGTGCAGCCACCCGCTCTATGCTGAACCATAAGCGTGTCGCCGGAGTAAACGATCCAAGGACCGCCCAACTTGTCAAGGATGTCGGACACGATAATGTAGCGGTAATCCCGTTTGAGGATGGCCGCGCTCTGGTGCAAGAGTTTGAAGTTGGAGGACAGACTGAGCAGCAGATGAACTGGATCATATCAGCAAGAGAACGGGCAGACAGGGCTCTTGGAATGGATGAGGCCCTTCGTGGGAATGTCTCTGGAGTGGGAACCGCTACCGAACATACGATTGCCTCAGAAGCCAGCAATACGAGAATGGCGTTCATCAAGCAGGCATTCACCGATAGCGTGACCTCGCTTCTGGAGAAGGTGGCATTCTACCTCTACCACGATGACCGTATCGTTTTCCCCTTGGACGAGGAGGTTGTCCGCGATCTCGGGATTCCGCCAGAAGAGCAGCCCATGTTCGCTGGCGGGGGGCATTCGGCCACAGATGGGTACACATTTGAGGATATGGAGCTAGAAATTGAGCCATACTCAATGGAGCGGGCAAATGAGGGGCTGGCCCAAAAAAGGGCCATGGAGATGCACTCGATGTTGCTGAATACCCTACCAGCCATGCAGCAATACCCTGATTACCCCTGGGTAGACCATTTCCAGAAGATCGGGAACGCCATGAATGCCCCCGATCTGGCCGAATTGGTGAATAATGACCTACTGGAGAGGTTCGCTGCGGATCTTGCGAATCAGATGAAGATCCAGGCCCAAGTGGCCAGGCAATCCGCCAGGCCCCAGCTTCAGTCCCAGGTAGGCACCACCCCCCAGCCCAAGACCGTGCCACAGAAAAGGCCCTCCAAGGAGCTTCCCAATGCGGGGCAGCAGTCAGGAAGGGCATTGCAGGCCCCTATGCAGCAGGCCCCGACAGGGCAGGCAGCCGGCATTCCAGGCATCTAGGATACAGATATGAGCAAAAACAAAAAGGATCCCACGATCATTTGCCGTAAGGATAATGGTTTTGAGTCAAAGCAACTCCCCAAGAACTGGAAATACCATAAAGGCACTTTTAACGACCGGGGGCAGCCCCAATTCCGCAATATGGCTGAGGCCAGAGAAGCCGCGGCGAGAGCCAGGGGCGAGGAGGGCGTTGAAATTCACTATGACGAACTATAGATTCGCACTAAGCGAAAGGATACTTTAGATCAAAATGGCAAACGAAGCGATACCTGAACTGGTTGAGACCCCTGCAGCGGATGCCGCAGAGCCTACCTCTTCCGAGGAAATCTCCAACAAAGAGATGGATTCTGTTCTGATGGACCTTGACCCAGAGCCCGATCCAGATGAGATTGAAGAGGTTGAGGAGAACTCAACGGAGATTGCCGAGCCGGATGGAGTTGAAGAACCTTCTGAGGATTCTCCAGAAAGCTCTCCTCAACACCAAGCTGAGGAAATTGAAAACGCATACGCTGTCCTACGCCGTGATGGTTGGACAGCTAAAGACCTTGAGGGCTTTGATGATGAGCGGTTGATGACCATCGCCGCCCATCGTAAAAAAACTCAAGGCGATGTAGACCGACTGTTACGAGAGGCCCGCGAAGGGCCAGGTGAGACCGCAACAACGGAACCGGAGGCAGGCCATACAGCAGAGCCCTCCCCCGGCACACCCGATAGCGCCAACCTCAACCAGGCCGTTAATGAGTACGCTGAGTACTTGGGGCTTGACGAAGCAGGACGGGATCTAATGGTGCGGTCGCAAGCGGCCGCGCTAGAACCCATGCAGAGCCTTATTGAGGAGCAACGGTCAGCTATTGACAACATGCAATCCAGGATGCTCTACATGGATTTAGAGAGTGCAAGAACTAGCCTAGTTGATAAGTATCCACAAATCGAGGATACCGAAAGCGACCGCTGGGGGAGTGTACTCGACAGAATGTCTGCCCTTTATACCGAAGGTACTGACCAAGATACGGTCGGCGTTATGGAGGATGCGGTACTTATGGAGTTCCGTGAGGACTTGAAGGACGAGGCGCAGGCTGCGTCAAAGTCCCTCAAGACCTACCGGGACAACGGTCAACCCGATGTACGGGCTGGTCGGGCAGAATCTACTGCTCCCGTCTCATCAGATGAGCGGGATGATGCGGTTCTGCGAATGCTTGAGAGTTCCGCGCCGGATCGAATTGAGAAGGCACGGGCTATTGGACAACAACAGATTTAGGAGAATTTATCGTGGGCTCTGCGCTTTCAACCTTCAACGACTTCATGGACACGACGGGACCCTCGTATTTGACGGGTGCCGATCAGATCGTCAATGAAGCGGTGAAAAACAATTACCTCTTGCGGCGTTTTATGCGCGGTAAGGGACCTTCAGAAACAATCCAGGGTGGATCAACAATCAAAGATGAGATCATGTTTGATGAGGCGTCCACATTCCAGTTCTACCAGCCGAACGACACATTCAGTTGGCAGAACCCACAGGTCCTCACTAACTGGGAAATTTCCTGGCGATTTAGTGTTGACCATATGTCATGGACGGATCAGGAAATTGAATTGAATACTGGTGGAATGGGCCGTAATGGTCGGCACCAAACATTCAAGACACTTAAGCGCAGTAAAGAGCAACGCCTCTGGACTTCGCTTTTGAACGGCTGTGAGGATGCGATCTTTGCTGTGCCGAATGAAACCGAGATGGAAACTGCCGCCGGTACTAGGCCTTATAGCCTTCCTTGCTTTATTAACGATGCCGGGACTAAATTGGATTCTTGGAGTGGTACTGATCTTCAGAATGTCAACATGACCACTTATCCTAAGTGGGCGAATCAAGTTGGGACCTGTGGCGGTGGCACTGATGATGCGGCCCGCGACTCAGCGCTCTTTTATGGGTTTGATCAAATGTGGCAGGATGTGAAATTCATCCCCCCGCCTAGCCATCAGGAGTATTTTGAGAATGCCGAGATGAACGCTATGTTTATCGCCTGCTCTAAGAAGGGGCATGGTGAATATGTGAAGGCTCTACGCCGATCTCAAGATACTTTTGTTAGTTCGTCTAGACAGGATCCCCACTACATGAAGCCGCAATTCGCGGGCATTGATATGGAGTATGTCTCGTCTCTTAATGATATTGCTGTTTATGACGATGGCACTAAGACGGAGGCTAACGCTAATTTCTTGGGCCCTCGCTATTATTTCATTAATGCTAATTATATGAAATATGTGTATCACACTTCGCGATATATGTACTCTCACCCCACTATGCGTCACCCGAACCAGCCGTTCACTACGGTTAAGCCTGTTGACTCTTGGTATAACTTTATCTGTCGTAGTCGGCAGCGCCAGGGCATTCTTGAACCGACTGCAGACTGGGCAGGCTTTTGATCTATAGGAGAATTGAAAAATGACTATGAGTATTCCTACAGCGGGGCCTGGGATTGGTTTGCGCTTTGCCAGTATCGACTACCTTATGACATGCACCCCAGGGTGCACCAAGGGCGATATTATGATGGTGTCTAAGGACACTGTAGTTAACGACACCTTTACTACGGTCATTGTTCCTACCGCGATTGCAGGCGCATCCGACGATATTGAGAGTGTTGATACAGGCATTGCATGTGTCGCTCTTGAGACTGTTGCTGCTGGCAAGACTGGAATGTTCCGTTTTGCTGGTATGGTTGAGGCCATTGCTAATGGAACGCCGGGTCCCGGTCTTGGCGTTGAGGTATCTCTTGATACTACTGGTAAGTTGGCGCTGGCAACTGCTGGAGAGAAGTGTGTAGGTTTCTCGGTGGATACTGCCGTGAATGATGAGGTTTCTACCTTTATCTTTGACGGCATCAACGGATTCGCTGGGGCCTTCACGGACTGATAATTTAGGGCCGGGGCTTCGGCCTCGGCCCGTTACTCAAGGATCAAGAAATGAGTTCTACCGTCACTTATGGCATCCCCTCCCCCAGTAGTTCAGCGGAGGGCATTAGGTGGAGTAAGGAAGTACATTACTGCACCACTTACGATGCCGCCTCTGGTACTGCCATTGTTGTTGGCGACTTGGTATTGATTGAGTGGAATGCCTCGACAAGCAAGTTTGATAAGTGCAAGCGACATGCTGCAGCCACAGTCGCTAATACCGCCCCCGGTCTTATCTATGGCATAGCTATGGATGCCTCAGCTTCTGATACGAAAGTTATCAAACTTCAGGTGCGCGGTATTGTCCAGGCTTCCTGTGAAGCAGTAGTTGGTAACAATAAAACTTTGGCTCCATCGTTATCCAATACTGGACGATTGGAGGAGTTCGGCGGGGTCCCTGCCAGTACTGGAGCTGCAAGATCTAAAGTTATTGCTATCTCTATGGGGAACCCTGCTGGTGCGGGACTTCTCGCTAATGTTCTTTTTGACGGGATCTCTGGGTTTTCTGCTGCTACCTCTGCCTAATAATGAGTTCAACACATATTGAGAAGCAAGGGGTTAGGTTTGATTCCGGCACTACAAGAGGCGGGATTCGGTTTATTGATGAATTTGCTTTTTGCAGGACTTATCAAGCGAATGATACGGGCAATGCTATTGCTATTGGGGACCTATGTATTATTGTTCTCAACAACACTAGAAAACTGTGGGATGAGGCCCTCAAACATCCTGGTGCTACCCAAGGATTTGCCACGCCCAATCGGATGTTTGCAATCGCTATGGAAGCATCTACTGATCCTGCCAAGGTAATCAAATTCCAGATAAGGGGCATTGTATCTGCTCAATGCTGGGGAAGTGCCTCAATAGGGGTTGTTGCGGGAGATAGTTTGGCGGGGTCATTAGATACTGCTGGGTACTTAGGTAAATTTGCGGCAGTCCCAAATGCTACTGGAGCTACAAGAACTAAGGTTATAGGGATCGCCTTAGAGACTGCGCCTGTAGATGAATTAGACGATCCTATACCTGCCTTGCTTACGGTTCTTTTCGATGGGATTTCAGGCTTTTCATCAGGGACTTCTAGCTAATGACCCTCACCGCCAAGGAAGCGCTTGGGCATGTGCGACATGCTCTCTCATCCGACAAGATGCCGACTGTTGGGGGTCTGCGAATCTTGAACGATGCGGGGGAGTCGCTTGTGAACATGCACTCCTGGCGGTGGCTTGAAGGGGCGCAGGCTTTTCTGAGTCTGCGCTCTGGAGTAGACCATGTCTGGCTACCAGAGAATTTCAGGGAACTGATGTCTGTGGTAGCCAGCAACTCCCTCAATGCTGGGATCGAACTAACGACCCCGGATCAGATTGCGCGTCACCGGGCGGATTCGTCTGGGACTGCGCTGCATTACCTCGCTGCGGTTGTTTATTCGCCGAGGGAGGTAAAGAGTTATGCAGATGTGAAGGTTATGTCAACCCCTGCGGGCACTACTACCTTTAGTATTGTTAGCGGCGGATCTACGGTGGTATTTAATTTTACTAGCGACGATCTTGATACTTTAGTCTTTTCATCGACTGCTCGATATGTTGCAAGGGCAATCACCGCAATAGATTGCGCGACAAATCTTATAAATGCAATTAACGATGCGCCCGATCTTACTGTTCATGCCGTTGGTGATGGCACCGCGGCGTTTGAGGTTAGATCGAATATAGCAGGTGATTATATTGCCGACACCTTTTCCGTTGCTACGAATGCCACGGCTGAGATTAACCTGAACGGGAGTGGAGTGGCCAGCGCCAATGCCCATACTGTCTCCGGCCCCGGCGGTGCCCCTCGCCCCCGCCTTGACCTGTGGCCGACACCAGGCGCAGATAAGATTGACGGCTTGACGGCATACTTCCGCGCAGGATGGCGATTCATTCGCGGGGACAAGGATGCGATCAGCGTCCCAGCATTCATGGAGCCGCTGTACCTGCAGATGGTGCGAACCTTCGCCCTCGGGTACGAGAGAGACTCTGAGGCTGATATTGCCAGAAGGCTAGGGGCCATTCGTGGATCTAGCATGTTCAAGGATGTGCGTACAAGAGACGCGCAACTACACCCGTCATACGGGCCGATTCTGCACGGGTCTGCCGCTGCAGAGCTAAGCGGGGTCTCCCCCATGTGGAATTACGGGAGTGTCGGAGGACCGAGCTAAATGGCAACTGAGCAGGATAAAGCACGCAAGCTCCTGCGAGATGCTATTGGAGATGAAAGCTCGATAAAGCGAGAGCTAACCCAGATCCCATATCCGTTCGGAGGGGTCTCAGAGACCTTCTCGTTCTCATCTCAAGAGCCAGGCACTAGCAGAGATGAACGCAATATGCGCTCCTTCGATGTTCAGACTGGAAGGTTGCGTGGATCCCAAAGGGCGGGTCTCGGGCAGTATGGAGATGGCGAATTAGTCCAAACCGCTATAGCCAATAAGAAGATTGCGCTAATCGCCTCAGTTACTAGAGAGGTGAATCCGTATGTTTGGACATCTTCAACCTCCAAAGAGTTTGAGGCATCGGCGGACCAAGGAGCAGAGAACTGTACTGATATTATCAGGGACTCGTTTGGGAGTTATTACATTCTCGGCCAGTGGGGTCGCGTTAGAGTTTTGAATCCTGATGGTGAAGAGACCCATACATTCGATGCAGCCCACTATGAGAGCGCGGTTACTGGTAATGCTCTAAATACGGCCACTCTAGCGGTTGATCTATTCCGTAATGTTTTTGTGGCAACTGGGCATGCTGCTGGGGCAACATCCGAGTTGTATAGCATGATCCATTGCTATGAACACAAAGCCGATGATTCTTATGGGCTGGCATGGACCATCAATCCAAACATGTTCGTTCTGGATATGGCTATCTATGGGCTGGATCTCTTTGTATGGGGAGTTGTAGATGATGGGGTGAGTGAAGCAACCTATAAGTTGCTTAGATACCCAGAGTATGTATTCGATGAGCCTCCTTCTGCAGACACTAACAGTACCTACGCTTCTTCATCATTAGGAGGGCTTGGGACAGACGCTTCAGCCCCAACGGCTGATGACCGACATGTAGGGCGAATGGCTGTTGCTGAGAGCGGAACGGTATATGCGACTATGTCTAGGTATAATCCAGACGGGGAGTTGGCCCATGCTGGTCTATTCAAATTGCAACCGATTAGTCCGACTGCTTCGCAGGCCGTATGGGAGGAAACATACAGTGGCAATGACCCGTATATTGGTTCTGGCGACGACGCGAAGCATCAAGGATATGGTCTTGGCGTGTTGCTTGGCACGACTCAAGACGATGGGACTCAGCAAATATGGACCTGGGGGGGGAGGA